CGGATTGACCGAGGACGCCACCCCTGACGTGGTGGTGGCCGCGCTGCTGGCCCTGACCCAGAAGATGCAGGCAGTCGACGAGGCCGACGATGCCGAGGAAGAGGCGGCCGAAGAGCCCGCCGCGCCCCCCGCGCCGCAGCCGGTCGCCGCGTCCGCGCCAAAGCCGAACACCGTGACCGTCGACGCCGAAAAGTGGGGCGAGGTTCAGTCATTCATGGCGGCGGCCCGCAAGCGCGACCAGGCCGAAGCTGAGAAGCGCGGCGACGACATGGTTGACGCCGCGTTCAAGGCAGGCAAGATCGGCCGCACATCGGTAGCCCAGTACAAGACGCTGGCCCGCACCAACTACGGCGAGACCAAGAAGCTGCTCGACAGCATCGCGGCCTCGTCGGCGTTCCCTGTCAGCGAGCTCGGCCACGGCGTCGACTCCGCCGACGACGACGTCACCACATCCAACGTCCGCGAAAACGCGGCTTACAAGGCATGGAAGGTCTAAATCATGGCTGGCATTGTTCAGATCACGCAGGGCGGGCCGCGGACATTCACGCCCGCTGTCGGCGTCACCGTCAAGGGCGGGCAGTTCGTCGAGCAGCGCGATGATGGTCGCATTCAGCCGGCGGGCGCCGCGAGCATCCGCACGGTCGGCGTGGCGCTCACCGACGGCATGGCACCCGAGGATGTCAACACCTCGGCCACGCTCAACTCCTTCGGGCGGCCCGTCATCGTCGCCGTGCCGGTGCCGACCGCCGTGGCCGTCGCCTACGACGCCGCCGAGGTTTATGTCACCGCTTCCGCTTTGGTGAAGCCGGGGCAGCGTGTCATCTGCGCCGCCAACGGTCAGGTCACCGTGGCTGCGACGATGGTCAACGATGTGCAGACCGTCTCGTTCGGTGGCACTGTTACCGGCGGTACCTTCACGCTGACGTTCACGCCGCCCGTCGGATCGCCTCAGACCACCGCCGCGATCGCATGGAATGCGACGGCGGCTGCGGTGCAGGCGGCTCTGCAGACGCTGACCGGTATCGGCGCGAACTGCACTGTCACGGGCGGCCCCGGTCCCGCGTCGTATGTCGTCACGTTCAACGGAACGCTCTCGGGCGACGCGATCACCTTGATGACCGCATCGGGCACCAACCTGACCGGCACCAGCCCGACCGTTTCCGTGGCGCACACCACGACCGGATCGACCACGTCGGCCGCTCCCGCCGACCAGGTCGTCGGTATCTGCACCGATCCGGCCGGCATCGCGGCCAACGCCATCGGTCGTGTCCGGATCACCCTCTAACCCTCTAACCCTCTAACCGACTTCCTCGAAAGGAGTGTGCTGACATGCCCGTTAGCATCGTGTCCGTCAGCGACGGACCTCAGATCACAGTCAGTGAGCTGATCAAGAATCCGCTGTTCATCCCGACCAGGCTGCTGGAAATGCTGGAAAATGTGTTTCTCGCCGAGTCGGTGTTCCGCAACGCCGGCGGCAACGATGCCGGCGTGGTCACCTACCGTGTGAATGACCCGCTGTTCTTGGACACCGACATTCAGGACGTCGCCGAGTTCGGTGAGATCCCGGTCGGTGCCACCTCGCTCGGCGACCCGCGGGTGGCGTTCGCCACCAAGCGCGGCATCGGCGTGCGGGTGTCCAAGGAGATGGTCGACGAGAACAACATTGACCTCGTCAACAGGCAGATGGTCAGCGTGCGGAACACGTTCCTGCGCGGCAATGACAAGGCGTTCCGTGTGCTGGCCTCCGATGCGTCGATTCCGACGACGGTGGTTCCGGCTACGTGGCCGACGACCGGCAAGCCGCGCTCGGATGTGATGCGGGCTATCGAGGCGATCGCGGCGGCCACACCGACGGGGCTGCCCGCATCGCAGACGGACTCCTACTTCGGGTTCGACGCCGACACGCTGGTCATGCACCCCGCGCAGCTCATCAACCTGGCTGAGAACACGAACTTCAACTACGTGTACAACGGCAACATCGCATCGGAGGCGCCCGACTACACCGGCAACCTGCCGACGCAGCTGTTCGGGCTGAACGTGGTGACGGCGCGCACCTGGCCGCTCGACCGGGTGCTGGTCTGCCAGAAAGATGTGTTCGGCTTCTACAGCGACACCCGGCCTTTGCAGTTCACCGCGCTCTACCCCGAGGGCGCTGGACCTAACGGCGGCCCACGCGAGACCTGGCGCTCGGACGCCACCCAGAAGCGCGCAATGGGCATCGATCAGCCCAAGGCGGCTATGTGGCTGACGGGGGTGGCGTGATGCCCGAGTTCACTCTGCGGGCGCACTACCACCGCGAGGTCGGCGCCGCCGACGTGTGTGAAACCTGCAGACGGCCGCTCGACGGCGTTCGGCGCCCGGTCGAGCGGTTCGCGCCGGGTGACGTGGTCGCCGTCGACGACGAGACGGAGATCGCGCGGCTCATCAAGGCGGGCGCCATCGAGGCCGGCGGCGCGCCGACAACGGAGGTAGTCGCCGCCGCAGACGCCGATCAGGCTCAATCGGCAGATGGTGACCGCCCACCGAAGGCCGGCCCGAAAGCTGCGTGGGTGCAGTACGCGGTTTCTCGCGGCTTCGACCATGCTGAGGCTGAGGCGATGACCAAGGAGGATCTCATCGCCTCAGTGGGCGACTGACCCCGTGACAGCATTCGCCCTCGTCGGCGATGTAGCCGACTCATGGCGGCCACTGACGGACGCTGAGCGGGTCGCCGCCGAGTCTCAACTAGACTCGGTCGCGGCGCTCATCCGTGGCGAGTTCCTGTCCCGGCTCGCCCTGAACGATGTTCCGCCCGACCGGGTGTCCATCGCTAAAGAGGTGTCGATCGAGATCGTCAAGACGGCGATCGCGACGGGTATGTGGCCGGGACACACCCAGTACGGGCGCACCGAAGGACATCGGGTTAAGTCGGGCATACTGGCGGCTCCCGGCGGCACGCTGGCGCTGACCGACTACCAGCGCCGCCAGCTCGGGTTGCCGGTGCATCCGGCGCCGGTGTCAAACTTCCCTCGGGGCGACTGGGCCGGCCTCAGCGCAGACTGCTATGGGCTGCCCTACCGGAGTTTCTGATGCTCGGCGACGTCACGGTCACGGTGCGACAGTCGGGTCGCCGCGACGCCGACGGCAATCCCATCCCGCCGGGCGCGGCGTTCACCGTCGACAACTGCCTCGTGGCACCGGTGAAGGCGGCCGAGCTGCTCGCCGTGGACCGCAGCGAAGGCACCACGACAGTGGTCGTGGATCTGCCGATCACCACGGGAATCGACCACACATGCGAGCTGGGCATCCGCGGTCGCTGGTATCGCATCCTGGGCGACCCAGAGCCGTACATCAGCGACGAAGATCCTGAAATGTCCGGCTATCAGGTGATCGCCACCAGAGGGTCAGGATGACGACCTATATTCCGGCAGACATTGTGCCTGCGGTGCACGCGTGGCTCGACGGCCAGGGTCTCGGCGCGCAGGTTCGCACCGACGTGCCGGAAACGTGGACGATCGACACCGGACCGCTGCTGATCGTCGCCGACGACGGCGGCCAGACGCAGATGCCGATCAAGTCCCGGCTCACGGTCCGGTTGACCTCATGGGCCGCGGGGCGCACCGAGGCGCGGCGGATCGTGAGCACGGCCGCCGGCCTGCTGTTGGACGGGCGTCCTACCGGGGTCGCGCACGTTCACAGGGAAATGGGCGGCGTGCTCGACGCCCGCGATAAAGCGACGGGCGCCGACCTTGCGTCGATCCTGTTGACCGTGACCGCCCGAACGGTGGTGGTATGACGTGTCGTTCACGCTTAACCGCAAGGGCGGCGCGGAAGTCCTGAACGCGCTCGCCGCCGAGTATGTCAACGACCTCGCCAAGCAGATCGCCGCCCAGACCGGCGTCCCCGACGTCGAAGTTGAGCAGTACACCACAGACCGCGCCGCCGCGTCGGTGAGCGTGCCCGCGCACCTACAGGCCAAAGACGGTGCGCTGACCAAAGCCGCCGCAGCAATCGGCGTCGAGGTCAAACTCAAACCGCCCACATAGGCGACGGTCAACACCTAACCCACTCCGCACACGAAAGGGTCCGAAATGCCTGCAGGAGTTATTAACCCAGACGCCACCCTGATCCCAGATCAGGCCGAAGTGTGGCTGATCCTGAAGTCCGCTGTCACCGATCCCACGGCGCTGATCCCCGCAACGCCGACCGCCGACTTGGCCGCGCTCGGCTGGCAGTTCTCCGGCCTGATCGACGACAAGAAGGGCATTCCGCTCACACCGACGATCGAGATCAAAGAATTCGACGCGTTCGGCCACCCGAAGTTCCGGATAAAGTTGCTGCGGGGCAAGCTCATCACCGGGTTCACCGCGCTGGAGACCAACGCGACGACGAAGCAGATCGTGCTTCCAGGCTCATCCGCGAACAAGATCGGCGTACCGCACGACGTGCAGGTGTACGTCCTGTACCGGTTCCTCGACCAGGACACCTCCGCCGGCTCGCGCGTGTGGGTGAGCCTGACCGCGGCGCCGGTGGAACTGAAGGCTCACGGCGGCATCCTCTACGGCGAGCTGTCGTGGGCAGAGATGGCGGTTCACCACACCACCGACGCGAACAACGACATCTTCCAAATCGTCGACCAGACCTCCGATGACGTGGTGAAGACGTTCACCATCGGCTCGGGTGTGACGGCGTACACGGCGACTGCGGGCGCGAACACGACGACGTCGATCACGGTGATGACCGCGGCGGCGCTGCAGACGGCGCTGCGGGCACTCGCCAGCGTCGCGGCGCTGCCGTCTCCGGGCGCGACCGTTACAGGGCCGTCCGGTGGGCCTCTCGTCGCAACCTTCACCGCTGCAATCACTCCTGTATCGGCGGCCGGTACTGGTGGCACGGTCACTGTCTCGTGACCGCAGCGAACGTGTCGCGCATTCCGGGCGCCGCGCCGGAACCGCAGGATCACAAGCCGAAGAAGACGCCTGCGCAGAAGAAGGCCGCGGCCGCAGCCACGGCGCGAAAGGCCGAAGCCGAAGACGGGTACCTGACCGTCAAGCAATGCGGTGTCACACTGCGGATCCCGATCGGCGGGAAGGTGCCGCTGGCGGCGTATGTCGCGTTCAAGAACGATGACGAACTCAAGGGCACCGAGCTGCTGCTCGGCAAGGAGCAGTGGGCGGCGTTCCTCGAAAAGAATCCGACGCTCGACGACTTCGCCGAGATCGGCAAGCAACTCGAGGAGCTAACGGGAAACTGACTGGCCTCTATCGTCTGCTCGATGAGCACGGCGACGAGATAGAGGCCGATCTTCTGCGTTTCTACCGGGTGGATCTGCTCGACTTCTACCGCGGCACCCTGTCGGCTCGCCGGCTGGGGGTATTGGTGCGTCAGTTGCCGGTGGAGTCGGCGTTGGTGCGGGCGCTCAATGACGGTCGCCAGCCGTGGCAGGTGACCGACCACCTGATCGCGGACCTGTGGGCTCTCACGTTGAAGGTGCACAGCGGGGACAGACCAGCCGGCGACCATCCGGTGCGCGCCGAGATGGAAGCCAAGGCGCGCACTTCGGCGAAGCTGGCGAAGGTAATCGAATTGAGGACTGTGTTCGAAAATCGCAAGCGCACATACGGATTGGGGTGATCTGACAACATGCCGACAATCAAGCACTGCCCCAGTTGCGGCGATCAGCTCGCCTCAGTGTTCATGCGTTACTGCTCGGATGACTGCAAGCCGCGATGTTCAGTGACGGACTGTGATAATCCGGCGCGCAAGCGTGGATGGTGCGCGTCGCACTACGCGCAGCAGAAGCGTACAGGCTCCGAACCTGTTGCCTTTCAGTACAAGTGGGCAGACGTTTCGCCATGCAAGAACTGCGGAAAAGTGGTGGAAGAACCGGAGCACCGGGAGTTCTGCAGCGGGAACTGCAGAATGGCATACCGCCTTCATGCCGGTCCCAGGCCAACGTCGACGAATTGCGTGGCATGCGGGATTGAAATAGACCTCACGGCTCGCAACAAGCGCGGTCAACTTAAGCGGGCAGTCACCAAGTTTTGCCGACCATGCAAGCGCGACTACAACAAGTACAAGCTGTCGGCGCGTGAGCTGGCCCAGCGCGACGGTACCGACTGCGGGATATGCGGACTGCCCGTCGATTTGACGCTCAGACGTTCAGACGGCCTCAGTTGCCCTTCCGTTGATCACGTCATTCCACGGTCGTGTGGCGGATCGCACGATCCGTCGAATCTTCAACTGGCACATCTTCGTTGCAACATGGCGAAATCCGATCGAGTAGGAACGAGCCCAGTGCGCAGTCCGGCACAGCGGAGAGAGGGGGTGGTTGCGTGACGACCATTGGGTACGCCACGCTTTAGCTCCAGGTGATTCCGACGCTGACCGGCGTGTCCGATGCGGTCAACAAGCAACTCGGCCCTTTGTCCGACCAGGGCAAGGCGGCGGGCAAGGCGCTCGGCGACGGGATCGCCGCCGGGGTCGACGCCGCCGCGAAGAGGGTGGAGCAGGCGTCCGGCAAGGTCGTGGCG